GCCCGTATTAGGGCGGGGATTGTCGCATGCCTCGGATACTGACCCCCACCGCCGCCCAGGCCATCCTCGCCCGGGAAACAGCCGAGGTGTTCCTGGTGTGCCTGACCATCTCGGGTCCGGGCCTTGACACCCTGCGCGCCGTCAACAACACCCAGCCCATCGTCCGCAGCATGGGCACGTTCCATCCGTACCCCTTCGAAGCCGTGCTGCCGGAAGACACCGACAGCGCGAGTCCGCAGGTGCAGCTGCGGGTGGACAACGTCGACCTGCAGGTGACGCGCGCCCTGCGCGAGTACCAGGGCGTGCCGCAGTGCACGCTCGAGGTGGTGCTGGCCAGCAACCCGGACGTGGTCGAAGTCGGGCCGTTCGAGTTCTCGATCCTTGCGGCGGAATACGACGCGCTGGTGATCACAGCGACGCTCGGCTATGAGGAGGACTTCCTCAACCAGGCCGTGCCTGCGCAGACCTACACGCCGAGCAACTCGCCGGGGATGTTCGTATGACGTCGCTCGCCGACTTCGTCGGCCTGCCGTTCAAGGACAAGGGCCGCAGCCGCGACGGCGCGGACTGCTGGGGCGGCGTGCGCCTGGTGCTGGCAGAGCTGCGCGGGATCGCGCTGCCGAATTACGGCGAGCGCTACGCCAGCACCGGCGATGTCGACGGGATCTCCGTGGCGATCCGCGATGGGCTGGTGCGCGACTTCCGGTCGGTGGCGGCGCCCGCGCCGTTCGACCTGGTGATCTTCAATCTGTGTGCGAAGCCATGGCACGTCGGCATCGTGGTCGGCGCGGGGCGATTCCTGCACTGGCCGCAGCCCGACGATCGCGGCAATGACGGCACCAGCCGCATCGAGCGCTGGTCCGATCGCAAATGGCACAACCGTGTGGAGGGGTTCTATCGCTATGCAGGCCGTTGAAGCCACCAGTCCGTCCGGATGCAATCAGCTCGTCCTGCGGGCGCATCCCTTCACCAACGAGACCGGCGTGCTGCCGGTGGCTGGCGGCCGGACCCTGCTGCGGATGCTGCAGGACGCCGCCGGTGGTGCCGAGCTACGCGAGACGTTGCGCGTGGAGATTGGCGGCTTCGAAGTGCCGCGGACGCTCTGGGACAAGGTGAAGCCCAAGCCTGGCACGGCGATCCACGTCACCGGCATGCCGGCCGGCGGTGGCGGTTCGGGCCAGAAGACTCTGCGCACCGTCCTGATGATCGTGGTCATGGTGGCGGCGATCTACAGCGGCCAGTGGTACGCCGCGAACGGCGCAGCGGCCTTCGGCATGTCGGCCGCGACGATAGGCACCCTGATCCAGGCCGGCGTGATGATGGTCGGTATGCTCGCGGTGAACGCGCTGGTGCCGCCGCCGATGCCCGGCGAGATGAAGGGCAGCGATGGCCGCTGGAACGCGCTCACCGGCACGTCCAACCAATTCGTGCCCTACGGCCCGATCCCGTGTGTGATCGGCGAGACCCGGCTGTTTCCGCCGCACGCCGCCGTGCCCTACATGGAGACGATGGGCACCGACAGCTACCAGCGGGTGATGTTCGACCTGGGCTTTGGCGATCTGGACGTTTCCGACATCCGCATCGGCGACACGCCGCTGTCGAGCTTCGAGGGCGTGCAGTACGAGGTCACCAAGACGCCCACCCTCTATACCTCCGACGTGCAGGAAGAGGGCCTATCGATTGTCCTGCGTGACGGGGACACCGACCAGCGCACCACCGCACCGCAGACAGACGAGATCAGCCTCGACATCGTCTTCCCGGGCGGGCTATTCGGCGTCAACGACGAGGGCACGAACCGTGCCTCCAATTGCTTTTTCAACTTCGAATATCGCGCAGTCGGCGCGTCGACCTGGATCCAGGTGACGAAGGAAGGATCCCGCCGATCGGCGTTGGGATACATCAGCAATCCGGACTACACCAGCCTGCTCGAGTATCAGCAGCATCCATTCTTTTGCCGCCGGGACGACCGCAGGCCGTTTGCGGCGAGCATCGCTTGGGCGGTGGCGCGCGGCCAGTACGAAGTGCGCGTGAACCGCTACAAGACCCAGTGGGGCGGCAACGGTAAGGAAGGCTCCAAGATCGGCGTCGAGTGCCAGTGGGGTGCGCTGCGCTCCATCAAGGCGACCAACCCAAGCACCACGGGCACCACCAAGCTGGTGATGCGGATCAAGGCCAGCGAGCAGCTCAACGGTACGCTGCAGACGCTGTCGTGCCTGGTGAAGCAGAAGATCCCGGTGTACAACCGCGCCACGCGCACCTGGTCCGCACCGCAGCCTTCGACGAATCCGGCGTGGGTCTATTACTGGCTGCTCAACGCCTGTCCCGCCTTCGCGACGCATGTGGCGCCAGGCCGGATCGACCTCGATGGGGTCGCCGACTACGCCGACTTCTGCACGGCCAACAGCTTCGAGTGCCGAGGCGTGATCGATGCTCGGACCACCGCACGGGCGGTGCTGGATGACGTGCTGTCGTGCTCCCTGGGCACGTTGTCGATGCGCGACGGAAAGTACGGCGTGCTCTTCGACGACGGCAGCACGGTGCCGACGATGGCGTTCAGCCCACTGGATAGCCGCAACTTCCGCGCGACGCGCGTCTTCACCCGGCTCCCGCATGCGCTGAAGGTCCGCTTCAAGAACCCGGAAGCGAGCTGGCGCATGGACGAGGTAATCGTCCTCGACGACGGCTACAGCTTCCGCGGCAAGGATGCGCGCGGCAATGTGTCGAGCGATCCGGAGCCGACCGAGTTCGAAACGCTCGAGCTGCGGATGGCGGCCGATCCCATCCACGCCTGGCGTCTGGGACGCGCGCACTTCGCGCAGGCGAAGTTCCGCCCCAACCAATACCGGTGGGACACCGACGTGGCCAACCTCGCCTGCACGCGTGGCGACCTGGTGCACGTGGCGCACGATGTCATGGAGTGGGGCGCTGGCTGGGGCCGGGTAGTCGGGCTGGTGCCAGGCGGTGAGGGTGGGGCGGCGGCGACGCTGACGCTCGACGCATACATCACCACCGAGGCCGGCAAAAGCTATAGCGTGCAGCTGCGCCGACAGGACGCGAGCGCGGCCGTGGTCGCGTGCACGCCGCACAGCCTGGAGACCAACACCTTCTATCTCGCCAGCCTGCCCACGGGCGTGGCCGCGGGCGACATGGCGATCGTCGGCGAGACCACGCGCGTCGCGACGCCGCTGCTGATCACCGGCATCCAGCCGCAGGCGGATCTCGCCGCGCGGCTGATGGCCGTGGCCTATGACGCGCGCGTCGCGCCGTACTGGGCGGGTCCGCCGGCCGCGATCGCGAGCGAGATCACCGGCACCAACGCCAGCGAGGCGCCGGACCCGCCGACGATCACGGTCACCGTGTCCGATCCGATCAACGACACGCCCGACGACAACGGCAACACGGCGCCGGAGGTGTTCATCCAGACCACCACCGTCGGCGGCTATGTGCGGCCGCCCCTCTACACCACGCAGGCGCTCTGAAATGGCGAAGTCACCCGTTACCGCGATCGAAGTCCGCTTCCGCCCGGCGGACGGTGGGCCCGGCGACGACGATGGCGCTTGGCAGCTTCGGCGCTTTGCGCCCAGCGGCGAGGCGATCCGCCTCACCGGCCTCACCCGCAGCAGCGCGTATGAGGTGCAGGCGCGCAACATTGGCGAGGGCTCGTTGGCGTCGGCGTGGGTGCCGGTGTCGATCACTGTCGCCGCCACCGCCACAGTTCCTCTGTCACAAAGGGCGGTTGAGCTCGACATCGAGGGCGGTCAGATCGCGCTCGACTGCACCTTCCGCAACTTCCGCCTGACCTTGGGTGCCAGCGTCACCGATGTGGTGTTCAGCAACGTCCCGCAGGCCTGCGCCATCGTGCTGGAAATCGAGCAGTGGAGCGGTGGCGGCAACACCATCGCCTATCCGCCGCGCGTGGTTCCCGTCGCCGGCGTTCCGCACGCGATGTCGACGCCGGCCGGGGCGACGGACATCGTGACACTCCAGACCACCAATGGCGGCGTCACCTGGTATCAGACCGTATTCCAGGCTGGCGTGGCCTACGCAGGCACCATCTCGCCCAGTCCGGCGACCGGCACCGTCACCTATGCGGGCACGCCCAATGCGCCCAGCGTGTCG